TCGAGGAGTCGGAGTTCCACGCCTGGCCGTTCACTGACGTTGACGAAGCGCCCTGCTCGTGCTGCGGCGGGAGCGGCCGTCAGCTCGGGGACGTGCTCGGCTGGGCCGAGCTCCTGACGCCAATCGAGGGCTCCACGCAGGAGACCCCATGACCGACCAACAGCGCCCCGAGGACCGGATCGCGGAACTGCTCCAAGACATCGCCAAGACATACGCACCCCAGAGCGGTGACGGCAGCTGGGTCGGACGCTCTCACGACCTCCTCCCCATCGCACGGGCCATGGCAGAGGTGGTGAGGGCTGCGAGGGACCCAAGCCCAGACGGGTCGTTCTACCGCAACCTCGAACGGTTCCTCGTCCATTCGGAGAACGAGGCTGAGGACGAAGCGTGCCGGCTGCTCATCCGGATTCGCGACGCCCTCTCCACCCTGGACTCCCTCGGAGGTGAGGAATGAGCGAGCTGTCTAAGGACGAAGTCGCTGCCCTGATCGAGGACGTCGGTCTCGACGGCATCAGCGTCGAGGACATGTATGCGGTGTTGCGTGGCGGGCCGACGCCGGAGAACCCCATCCCGGGCCACGAGAGGCCCCGTAAGGCCCGCAGGACGCCGGGGTGGACCCCAGAGGCTGAGGCCGACCCTGCGGGGCTCAGGGACGCGGAGGACGCGCCATGAGCGACATACGCATCGTCGGGCCGCCGACCTGGGGCGAGCACCCGCTGTTGCACGAGGACGGCATCACCGTTCTCGTCTCGCTGCTCAGCCTGATGTCGGAGAAGGTCACGGTCGCGTGCGAGGCGTGCGAGTGGCGCGGTCGGCGGGGCGGCTTCCCGCTCATGCATCACGAGAAACCCTGCCCTCGGTGCGGCGGTTCGGTCGAGATCACGGAGGCCAGCCGCAGCAGACTCACGCGGCCAGTGACCCCCGAGGAACAGGCAGCGCTCGATGCCGCTGCGGAGAACGCGCCATGAGTTCGATGAAGCAGGCCGACGACCTGTTCTCCCGCCTGGTCCATGCTCGCGACCAGCGGTGCCAGAACTGCAACGACACCGACTGGCCTCAGTGCGCCCACATCTGGAGCCGCCGTTACCGGAGCCTGCGGTGGCGGCTCGAGAACGCCGTCGTGCTCTGCCGCCGGTGTCACATGTCGTTCACCCATCACCCGGCGGAATGGGCCGAATGGTGCGAGGACCGGATGTTCAGCGAGCGCGGGATCTGCCACGGGTACGAGTGGGAGTCGTGGAGCTACGCCGAGCTCCGGTGGCGAGCCCTGCATGACCCGTCCGAGAAACCAGCCGACGCGCTGGCACGCCTGCGGAAGGTGGCCGCCGAGGTCGGGGTGAAGCCATGACCACATCACGGGAGCTGGTGGAGATGATCGAAGCGGGACTGATGGACGCTTCGGGATACCGGCCGAAGCATCCGCCAATCATCGCGCAGGCATTTCAAGCCCTTACCGAACTACGGGAGAGGTTGGAACGAGTCGAGGCGGAACGCGACGAAGCGCAACAGGCCAGGCGAGACGCCGACGTGCTGATGCAGTCGGTGCTGCTCGAAGGGTCGGATGCTCGGCGGGATAAGACCATCGGGGCATTGCAGCACCACATCACCGAGCTACGGGACAGGTTGGAGAGGTTGGAAGCCGGGTTGCAGGCCGTCATCGACTACACCCCCGAGGGGTTCATCTCTCCGATGGACGACGAGGATTCGATGAACTACCGGGCCATCGCCCGCCACGCACCACCTACTACAAGCTCCTGGCCCACGACGGCTCCCCTCCGCTGCAAGGCGGCGAGCCCATCTGGGACACCGTGACGTTGCCGTTCGAGCTGCCGAAGGTCACGCTCGACACGTCGGATAGGGAGTGCGCCGAAGGGTGGAACTTCTGCCGCGACATCGGCACGGCCGCACGGATCGCGGGCCTGTGGCGGAATGGTTGGTCGCGTCACATCCTCGTCGGCGAGCCCATCGGTCAGGTGGTGGAGCGCGGCGACAAGCTCCGGGCCGAAGGATTGCGTCTCGTCCGCCGTGCCTCCGAGCGCACCATCGCGGAGCACCTGAGCGCACCGTTCGGTCCCCATGCCGCCCGCATGGGCCGTTCCCAGGTCGCATGGTGGAAGGCGTTCGGCTCCACGGAGCGGGACGCCGAACGGATCGAAGCCGGGCTCCGTGCGGCGCTCGACGCCCGAGGGCTCGGGTGGGAGCTTCGGCGGTTCGAGGATGCGCGGGCTGCGCGGGATGCGTGGGATGCGTGGGATGCGTGGGATGCGCGGGTTGCGCGGGATGCGTGGGATGCGTGGGATGCGTGGGTTGCGTGGGATGCGTGGGCTGCGTGGGCTGCGCTCACCGTCGAATACGCCGCCCTGATGGGCTGGACCAACGACGACCCCGATCTGCTGACCACCGGCATCCGCGATGCCTACGCCGCCGGTCTCGCCGTCGCGGTGCCGACGGGTGAGAACGAACTTGGGTGGGCGATGAAGCCATGACCACCTACTACAAGCTCTGTCGTCTCAACGGAACCGACTTCCGCACCCAGACGATCGAGTACGACCGCATCGGCCAGTGGGTCTACGCCCCGGACTGGGACCCGAAGCCCGCATGCGGCGGTGGGCTGCATATCGTCACCGACCCGCTGGCCGCGTTCAAGTTGGGGGCGTCCATCCCGTGCCGCGTGTTCGTCGTCCGACCGGGCCGCGAGCGGGTGACGTTCGACGGCAAGACGAAGGCCGCGAAGGTCCGGGTGTTGTCCGAGGTCTCCGATCTAGACGCGCTGTTCGGGTTCAACTACTCCGAGGCGGTCAACCCCGTCCACCCGTTCAAGGTTGGCCGCCGAAGGGCCGAGCCGACGAAGGCCGAACTCGCGGCGCTCAAGCGGTGGGCCTCGGGGAACTCGGTGTGGAACTCGGTGTGGTACTCGGTGCGGTACTCGGTGTGGGACTCGGTGTGGTACTCGGTGTGGGACTCGGTGCAGGACTCGGTGCGGGAGTCGGTGCTGAACTCGGTGCGGGACTCGGTGGGGACCTCGGTGGGGGCCTACGTCGCCTCCCTGTTCCCGGGCATCGAGAGCTGGCACGGCATCGACCACGAGCCCGGCGTCTATCCCTTCGCCGACGGTGCGTACCTCTGGCGCAGGGGCCTGGTCCCGTCCTTCGACGGCACCCTCTGGCGCCTGCACGCTGGACCGGACGGACGGATCGTATGGGAGGGGACACCGTGAGCCGCCGACCGGGCGATGACTTCCATGAGGTCTACGAGCGCATCATGCGGTTGGCACTCGTCGCCGACCAAGACTCGCCCGGCGTGACCGGGGACCGCGACAAGGCCATCACATCGCTACAGCGCCTCGAAGCTCGGCTCGCTCAGGTGGAAGCAGAACGGGACGAGGCGCGAACGCTCGCAGCAAAGCTCGACACGAACCTCGACTTCGGGAAGCTGTATGCCGAGGCCGAATCCGAACGCGACACCCTCCGCGCCGAGAACGAGAGGTTGAAAGAGGCGCTGGAAGCCGTAGTCGCCTATATACCCGAAGGGTTCTACTCCGATGACGACGAGGACTCTATTCCGCTTGCGGGTCGAGGGCGCCTTGCCCTCCGTCAGGAGAACGAGAAGCTGAGGGAGGCGCTGGAGCGGATCGCGATGCTCCCGAACAACGGGAAAGGGACGGTCTGGTCCCCGATTTCCGAGGCGCTAGGCATCGCCCGCGCAGCCCTCGACCAACCACAGGAGCAGGAGTGAAGATGCCCTGGCCTGCTCCGTGCCATCCATGCATCGCAGGGCGCGGGCACAGCCAGCATTTCCGCTCGACCATCCCGATCTGGCACAGCGCGGGCTCGATGAACGGAGCATGGTTCGCCCGGTGCTGCCTGGGCCAGGTGCTCCGAGGGGAGGTGATGCCTAAGAGACCCACCGACCGACGTCCCGCCTCATAGCGGCGGGCAACCCGGAACGGAGGTGCCACATGAAGCGTGTACTCATCGCCGCGACCCTCGCGGCCGTGCTCATCGCGATCCCGACGGTGGCCGGAGCATCACCGCACGAGAGGAGATGGACAGGCCCATGTTCGACCTGGCAGTACGGCGAGGCGCTGACCTCGCCGGCGAAGTTCAACGCCGACCTAGAGCGCTCGCACCGGATGATGCGCCGGCTGATCGTGTGCGTGTTCGATAGGTTCGCACCGGGGAACGCGCAGACGGCGCTGTACGTGGCTGAGCGCGAGTCGGGACTTCTCCCGTGGGCGGTCAACGTGAGCTCCAACTGCCTCGGCCTGTATCAGCACATCGGCTCGGCCTGGCCGTCACGCGCTGCTAGCTACCTGCGACGCGCGTGGTTCAGGCGTTGGCCGGCACGGTGGTCCGACCCGAGGGCGAACGCGATCGTAAGCGCCCGGATGGTAGCCGCTGGGGGTTGGGGACCGTGGTCGCTGTGATCGCGGTCAAGGCGGTCAAGGCGGTCAAGGCGGTCCAGGCCGAGGAGAAGCACGGCCAGCAGGTCCCGCAGTCGTTCCACGACTTCATCGGCTCGGCGTTCTTCATCGACGCGCACCGACAGGCCGAGCGCGCCGTCCCGATCGGCTCGGGAGCCCTGCCGGCCGTCGTCATCGACGACGCCTGGGCCATCGTGGACATCAGGTCGAAGCGGGAACGCGAGTCTGGGAGGAAGCGATGAAGACGTTCGAGGTCGAGTTCACGGACGCTCGGGTCCGCAAGATCGAAGCGGACGGGGTGCGTTGGCGGCGCAGCGTGGTCGAGTTCTACTTCGTGCCCGACTGGTCCAGCGGGCGACGACATCGGACCGTCATGTTCAACCGCGATCTGGTGGTCGCCGTGCGGCTGCGTGACTCAGCCGAGTCCGTGCCGGTGCCCGAGGCGCCGTAGGTTCGAGTGCTCGAACGGCGTGCCGGCTCGGGTCCGCAGCCCGAGCCGCTCGCACTCCGCAGCGACCTGGCGCCACGACGCCCCCCCGGTCCGGAGCTCCGCGATCACGTCCAATACGCGCTGCTCCGTCTCATTCCTGACGAGCCCCCCGTCGATGACGTCGAAGCCGAACGGCGCCGGCCCGCCCACGTACCCACCGTTCGCACGCTTCGCGGCCTTCCCCGCCATCGACCGGAGCCGGAACAGCTCGCGTTCGTACTCCGCGATGGCCCCGACGATCTGACGGACGAGCTTGCGGGACGGGTCGTTCGGGTCGTCGGCCAGGAACGCGTCCTCGCCCGCGTCGCACGACACGAGCCGCGCACCCCGCCGCCGGAACTCAGCGAACAGGATCTCCTGCACGATCAGGTCACGCGCGAAGCGGTCCAGCCGGGCGAAGACCACCGTGTCGTTCGGCTCGACCGTCGCGAGCAGTTCGGCGAGCGCAGGTCGGTTCGCGAGCTTCCCGGAAACACCTTCGTCGGCGAACGTCCGCGAGACCGCTGTTCGGTTCGACTCGGCCCAGGCGGCGATGGCCTCGCGCTGTGTGTCCAGCCCGTAGCCGTTCGCGGCCTGGCCGGCCGTCGACACGCGCAGGTATGCGTAGGTGGTCGTCATCGTACCTCCGTTCGGTTCGGCTCGATCCGTTCGCGCGGTGCGGTTCGGCTCGATGTAGACTCCCCCCGTACGGCCCCGGTGGCCTCCGATCGGGCCTCGAAGCACGGATCGCAGACGTCGGCCTCACGGGCCACGGCGCCGCAGTGGCGGCACGTTTCGGCTCCACACTCCGGGCAGGGCCGGCGGTCGCCGTTCTGCTCGATCCAGCGATGATGCGTCGGGCACGTCGTCCGGCTCATCGGGCCGCCTCCTCGGCGGGCTCGGTCCCGTACGCCTTGCGCGGGTCGCGCCAGCGCATGTACTCCAGCTCCGTCTCGGCGGCCGCCAGCGTGAACGGCGCCGCCATCCGTCGGGTCGTCCGTCCATCGCTGGCCGGCGTCGCCGATGCGGCCGGCGTAGAAGCGGGCCGGTGAGCCCTCGCGCACGATCACCACGAGCATCGTCATCCCTCCCTCTCGACGTGCATCAACCCGTCGGGGGTGAAGGTCGCCCGCTGGAAGATGCGCCAGGCGAACGCCTCGGCGTCCATCGGGCTCATGCGGCGCTCGGCCCAGGCGAGCACGCGGCCCCGCGCCTGCGGGCTCAGCTCCCGCTGCGTGGAGACCATCCCGCTGAAGTGCACGAGGCGATCGCCCGGGCGCGGGTCGCCGAACCGCTCCGGGTTGGAGCCGCGGCTACCGCCTGAGCCCGGGTCGTGGGCCAGGCGGGCGGAGCCGTCGGGGCTCAGCCACGACCGGACCGAGTAGCCCAGGTCCACCATCCCGTCGAAGCGCTGGCCGTCGTACGGATCGGTCACCGCCTTGACCGCGCGCCACGTGGGGCCGTCGGTCCAGCGCACGTCGACCGAGGACCCACCCGAGTAGCGGTGGATCCTCACGCGGAAGCGCACGCCTGGGAACGCGCGGCGCAGGGCGGCCCGAACGAGCTTCGCCTGCTCGGCGGTGTCGATCCAGACCGCCTCCGGTCGGTGGTCCTGCTCTTGAAGGTCGTTCAGCTCCCGGTCGTTCATCGCCCCTCCTCTCGCCAGGTGCTCTCCAAGACCTCCGCCGCGAAGGCCAGCCCATCGGCGGTGAAGCTCACGTCCCACCGGCCCGAGTACGGGTTGCGGTGCTTGACCGTGACCTCCTCGACGCCGGGCAGGGCCAGCACGCGGCGGACCTCGATGCGGTACTCGGTCGGGTACTTCGTCTGCATCGTCATCGCCCCTCCCCCACGATCTGCCAGCCCTCGAACGTGACCGAGGGCAGGTCCGCCCATGTGCTCGCGTCGGCGATGGCCTGGGCGATGTCCGCGCCCATGCGTGGGTCGCAGCCCACGGCCAGCCGGTCGCCGTCGTGCTCCACGTCCAGCACGGCGACCGTCGAGCCGTCGTGCTGCGCTCCGTACGCGATGCCCCTCATGCGGCCTCGCTCCCCTCGATCGTCTCGGCGACCTCCGCAGCGGCGAAGATGGCCTGGGCCAGCTCGACCGCCTGCCCGAGCGTCAGCCATAAGCCTTTGCGGGTCGGCCCGACGTAGCCCGATGCCTGCCGGCCACGTGTGCGCCGCGTGACGGGCTTGCTCGGGTCGTACGCGTCGGCCGTCACGTACTCGCGCGCGTCGATGCGCGGTCCGTGCCCGTTGTCGACGACGGCCACCCGGACCTCATGTCCGAGCTTCAACCGAACGTCCGCGACGTGCGCCCAGCTCGCGCACTCCTCCCGCGCGGTCAGATCCCGTTCCATGCTGGGCCCCCTTTCGTCCTGTTAGCCCAGGGCTCCCCCGCACGCGGAGGCGCCCTCGATCAACAGGCGCGGCGGTATCCCTGGCAGGAGCACGAGGGATCCGGAACGTAAGACTCGACGTCCCCTGGCTCGCCGGGCCAGCGGTGAACGCACCAGGATCGCGACGAGGCGTTGACGTGGGCCCAGTCCCCGCACTCCTCGCAGTAGAGGCGCCCCGGGCCGTCGGGCCGGAATCCGGTAGGACCGAACGCCCCGAGCATCAGCGCTCCCCCTCCCGGATCCGCTCGAGCCGCCGTTCGGCATGGATCGCGAGCGCGACCAGCAACACGTCGGCCAGGATCCACAGAACCGTGATGATGATGAGCATCAGGCACGGAGCCAATGCTTCAGGATGGTCAGGGATTCCTCCGGGTCCATGTGCGGGAACAGCTCCGGGAACCCGAACATCACCGCGAAGGCGGCGCAATCTTCCTCGTACCATCCCGGCTCATACCCGAAACGAGCCTGCTCCGCCGAAATCCCGACTTGCCGAAGTCGTGCGTCAAGCTCCGCCTCCCGCTCGGGCGTCAGATGGAACCCGCCGTGCGATGGGGTCGAGTAGGCAACGACACCCGGAGCGAACCGCCGCGAACTGTCGGCCTTTCCCCACGGCGTATATGTTCCCGTCATCAGCTCCCCCTTCCACGGGACCGGCCCTTCCGCTCCCGTCGCCTCGATGATGCGCCTGAGCAAGGGGGTCTGGCTAGTCGGGAGTTCGGGGGACAGGAGCCTCCGTAGAGCTGCGAGGCCTGCGGGATGCGGGACGGGATGCGGGATGGGGGAGGGATCGGTCCTGCCCTGGCGGGTTGGCGGCCCGAGGGGAACGGGGTTAGGCAGGGACGGATCATGACGGGGGGGGTGGGACGACCTTTCCTAGCTCCCACCACCAGTTTTCCCTAGCGATGGAACCCTCGAAACCTAGCGATGATCCCCCAAAGCCGGGCCGTAACAGCCCCTCCCCCCCCCTTTCCCTATCAGTCCCCTCCGCATGTTCGTCCCAGTTCTGGGGTTCCCTCCGCATGTTCGTCCCAGTTCTGCGGGTAACCCCCATCGAACGGAGAGGAACACGGTCTTCGGGGACGGGGGATCTTCAAGGACAACCCCCGCAGGCACGTTCCCTGCGCCCCAGGACCTCGGAAGGTCCCCTCCCGACCCCCTCACGCTTTCGATCTGGCTTACGCGGCTCTCCTGTAAGGGGGCCGTTCTTTGACGCTAGGATCCCACTACCTGGGGCGCCCGTGTCCGTAGGGGCCGGGAGCAAATCCAGGGCTTCACGGATTACCTAGCTTGTAGCTCCTTGAGCTTGGCGGCCGTAAGGGGGGAGGTTCGGACGGGGCCGGCCTTGCGAGCCCAGTTCAGAGCTTGGCGACGACGGGCGGCCTTGATCCGGCGAAGGACCGCCGGGGGGTACACGATGCCCATGCCTTGACCAGTCATCGTCCGGGTGTACTCTACGCACGTCGGGGTCAGGAGTCAAGGAGGTTGGGTGGGTGAAGGTCCCGTATCGCAAAGGGCTGCCACGGCGCAAGGTGGTCTACGCCCGGGCGCGCAACCCCCGGGGGGTGCGGACACCCCGGTATCCGCAGCTGCGCCTGACGAACCTCAAGCGCGAACCGTTCTATGACCCGCGCTGAGCGCGAGAAGGTCTACCCGAGCCAAGCGCAACTGCGCGAGACGGGGGACAGGGCGCTCGCGAGGGCGCTGGCACGGTCGAAGAACAAGCGGGGGCTGATCGACGCGGCCGAGATGTGGGTCGAGGTCGACAAGATGCGGGAGCGGGGGTACAGGAACGGCGACATCGCCTTCGCGCTCAACCGCTCGCTCTCCTACATCGAGCTCCTGGTCAAGCGTTTCGCCTCCCGAACGCTACATATACCTATCGCCAAGGACCGCGAAACCTACGACGGGACCGAGCTGGACTGGAACGTCAACTCGTTCGCGGCGTTCTTCGACAGGTTCAGCCCCTACACGTTCCAGCCGCACCAGCGGCCGTGGGTCGAGGCGTTCCTGGCGCACCGGAACCTGATCCTGAACGTGCCGCCGCGCCATTCCAAGTCCACGCTGTTCGCGGTCTGGCTCCCGCTGTGGCTGATCTGCCGTGACCGCAACACCCAGGTCATCATCGTCTCGGCGGCGAACGAGGACGCCTCCAAGTGGGCGCTCGAGATCGCCGGCCAGATGGAGCTGAACCAGGACCTGATCCAGACCTTCGGCGCGTTCGTCCCGCAGAACAAGGGCGACTTCCCCTGGCGGGCGACGAAGGGGGAGTTCGTGGTCGCGGGGCGGACCAAGTACGCGAAGGGGGCGCAGTTCACGCTCCAGGTCAAGGGGATGTCCCAGCACATCCTCGGGCGCGAGGCCGACTACGTGATCGTCGACGACGGCATCAACCCCGAGATCGCGGCGTCGGAGACGGCCCGCAAGACGAACATGGACCATCTGCTCAACTCGGTGCTGACCCGTGTCGAATCCTCCGTCGAGAACCCCTACGGGGGCAGGGCGTGCCTCATCGGTCAGCGGGTCCACTCGCAGGATTACTACGGGGTGCTGGCCGAGCAGGTCTACGAGAAGGGTCCCCGCAAGGGGGAGAAGGTCTGGCACCTCGAGCGCTACCCGGCGGTGCTGCGCTGGCCCGAGGACAACGACGGGCAGGCCGAGGTGCTGTGGGAGGCCCGCTGGCCGTTCGAGGAGCTGATGGAGTCCTACGCCCGCGTCGGCGGGTTCAATGCGTTCTCCTGCATGTATCAGCAGGAGCCGCTACCACAGGAGACGGCCCTGGTCAAGCAGGTCTGGTGGGATTCCTGCAAGGACCGCCAGCGGGCGGGGTTCGAAGGACCCCGGGCCTACCGGGGCGACCCCGCCGTGGCGCGGGTGCTCGCCATCGACCCGTCGCCCACGCAGTTCCACGGCTGGGTCCTGGGGGATGTGTCGGGCCAAGCCGACGCGCGGTTCCGCTTGGACATCCTCGGCGTTGGGCACATGCGCTCGGGACAGAACGAGCTGCGTGAGCTGATCCGCACGATGCACGGCGCCTACGAGTTGGATTACCTCGTCTGGGAGGACTCCACGTTCTCCGGGTGGTTCTTCAACGACCCGTATTTCCACGAGATCCGTACCGACTTCAAGATCGTCAAGCACAAGACGACCACTAACAAGCACGTCGCGGACTACGGCGTACAATCGCTCGCGTGGGACTTCGAGAACCGCAACATATCGCTGCCCTACGGTGACGCCGAAGGCAAGCAGATGACCGACGGATTGGGGGTAGAAGTTCTCGGATACCCGGAGTATCCTCGCGACGACCAGTTCATGGCATTGTGGTTCATCAAGTTCAACTGGCGCAGGCTCAAGCCGATGCCCGAGGCGAACCCGCTCTCCGGCTACTACGGGCGCCACGACGGAGCGTGGAGTTGGTGGGACCAGATGCAGGGCGAACAACCCGTCCGCGACCGCTTCGATAGGAGTCTGAGTGCCTGACACCAAGCCTCGAGCCACCAACACCAAGCCGAAGGTCGTCTCGATCTACGAGGGGCGCGTCACCGAGGACTTCCTGCTCCAACAGTACGAGTTCCACGTCGGACAGGAGACCTATCGCGAGCAGAAGTCGCGTATGGAGGACAACGACCTCCTGTACGCAGGCGAGCTCCGCGACCTGTTCCCCGACGAGACCGCCGTCCCCCGTACCTCCCTGGTCGAAAACAAGTTCAAGAACGCGCTGCACGACCTGTCCCGCCTCGCGGCCGGGGCGCGGACGATGCCCAAGTCGCTGCCGCGTGGGGATCGCGACAAGGACACGCGCGATGCGAAGGTGCGCGAAGCCATCTACGACGGCTACGCCGTCATGAACAACTGGCGCCTCACCTCGCGCCAACTGTTCCTCGACCTCATCGGCTCGGGCATGATGGCCGTCGCCGGCTACTACGACGACACCTCGGTCTACCCGCAGACCGCGCGGCTGAACCCCCGGTTCTGCTGGCCCGACGTCCGCAACGGCCGGCTGACGTCGCTCATCTACGCCGAGACGCTCAAGGAGCGCCAGGCCGCGCTCATGTTCCCTGACTTCGGGCTCGACGCCGACGCCCGCTCCTCCAAGCAGGTCGAGATCGTCGGCTATTACGGCCCCGACGAGAACGCGGAGTCCATCATCAGGATCGACGGATCTGGCAACGCGAAGGACATCTACATCTTCCGCCGGTGGCGGCACGACCTCGGCACCCCGACGGTCGCGTTCAGGATGCTCGACAGCTTCGACGGCGCGCTGCGGGGTCTGCTCGATCAGATGTCCGGCCCGATGCTCGCCCGCAACAAGATCGTGCGCTACATGATCGACTACCTGGAGTCCCTCGCGCACTCGCCCATCGTGGAGATGGGGGTGCAGAACAAGGACGCCGTGCCGGGACCCACCACCGTATACCACCTGGACGACACGGTGGAGAAGGCGACCATCTACCGACTGCCGCCCGCCGCGCCGTCGGGGTCGGTCTGGAGCCTGCTCTCCTACATGGACGACCAGGAGCAGCGCGAGTCCATCCAGCCCCCCGCCCGCGTCGGGCAGGTCACGCAGTCCATCGCCTCCGGGTCGTTCGTGGCCTCCACCCAGGGGCAGTTGACCTCGGTCGTCGAGGAGCTACAGGAGAACATGGGCCTGCTGCTGCGCGACCTCGGGGTGATCTGCAACCGCATCGACGAGAGCTGGCTGGATGAGACGAAGCCGCTCGTGCGTCCGGTCGGCAAGATCAAGACCTACCTGCCGTCGGAGGCCATCGCCGGGTGGTACTACCACACCGTCGAGTACGGGGCGGCGGCCGGGCTGGACAAGATCAACGCCGAGAACCGGCTGCTGCAACTGCTCTCGGCCCGAGTCATCCCGCGCTCGGTCGTCGCGGACCAGGTGGACTTCCTCGACGATACGACCTCGCTGCGCGAACGCATCGACTCCGAGAACGTGGCCGACGCGCTCCTGCAACGGTTCGCCACCGATCCCGCGACCCCCATCGGGGCGCTCGCGAACGTCATGACGCTCATGTCGTCTCAGGGCCTTACCCTCGTCGAGGCGCTCGAGAAGGTCGCCCCCGAGCTGGTCGCTCCGCCGGAGGCACCCGAGGCGCCCGCCGAGCCGACCATCGCCCCGGCTCCCGCCCCGAGCTTGCAGCCGCCGCCGCTGCAACAGGTGTTGGTGCGCTGATGCCGTACCGCAGCGCACGCCAACGCCGCTACATGCACGCGAAGCACCCCAAGATCGCGGCGCGATGGGACCGCAAGTATGGGGGCAAGCCCAAGCCCAAACCGAAGAAGCGAGGCAAACGTGGCTGAATACCGCAGGGGCGCGCCGTCGGTCTCCCCTGGCAACCAGCAGCTCCCGTTCGGTGCCGCGTCCGCCGCCAACGCCGCCATCCCCACACCGGCGGCACCCATCGCCCCGGCCATCCGTTCCGTGCCGCGCTCCGAGCCCGACCCGGATGCCCAGGCGACGACGGAGAACATGGAGATCCTGTCCGCCCCGCCGGAACCGGGGTACACCCCCGACCCGATGCGCCCGCTGGGACGTGTTCCTCGCTACGTCGTGCGGAACCTGCCCTCGCTGATGATGGCCGCTCGCGACCCCGAGGCCCCGAGGTCGATCAAGGCGCTGTACCGGGCGGTCGTGGCGGAGATCGAAGCCGAGCAGCGGCGTGCCTAAGCTCCTGCCCCAAGACGTTCCCGGCCAGCCCACGCCGGAGATGGACGCCGGCGGGCGCCCCGGCGGGCCAACCATCGCGGAGGTCCAGGCCCGCAAGGGGACCGGAACGGGACCCCCCGCCCAGGACGCATGGCAGTCGGTGTGGAACGAGACCGAGCACATGGTCCGCAAGTACCTGCGGGCTCCGCGCCGCACCGACCCCGGCGGCGCCGGGTCGTTCGAGACGTTCTCCGACACCTCGGACATGACCGTCGACCGCACGACGGCGGCGGTGATGATGCGGGCCTACGCCGACCGCAACCTGGTGCGCTCCGAGGTCATCAAGGACATCTTCAACCGCGAGACCGAAGACACCATCGCCTACGCGCCCGAGACCTTCCTTTACACGGCCGGGGAGCTGGCCGACGGGACGCTCTCGCACACCGTCGGGGAATCGTTGCATTGGCTGGCATCGCAGTACGGCCCGGACTACGTAGCGCCGTGGTTGCAGAGCTTCTACATCACGTCCGATGTGAGCGCCGCCAAGACCCGCGCCCTGCTGTTGGAGATCGCGGGCTCCAACATCGACCCGCGCTCCGACACCCCGGTCGCCGCAAGGACCACCGGCACCTCACAGGACCTGCTCCAACAGGTCATCGAAGCGCCCGACCCGATGGCGCGGTTCCGCCAGCTCTCCCCGCAGAACCAACTGAACGTGTCCCGGCTCGCGGCCGAGATCAGCGCGTCGGGGGAGAGAGCGTTGCAGGAGGGCGAGCAGGACCTTTCGACGGCCCTGACCGTCTACAGCACGGGCCGCTACGGGCTGGTCCTGTCACCCACCGAACAGGTAGCCCTCGACGCCCTGGTGGCCGAGATCCCCAAGATCCCGGCCGGTGAGACGACGGACCTGAACGACCGTGCCGATACCCTGGCCTCGATAGGGGTGGATCAGGTCCGGGCCATCGAGAACGGCGTCATCGTGCTGGATCGGGAATGGGCCGAGAACAACCCCGCCGACTTCGCGGGTGTCGTGTCGTACCTGGAGCAGCGGCATCCCGACGTCGCCATCCAGGTAGGACGCGAGGGGGTCGTCGGAACGGTCCTGAACCTCATCGGGGAGCCTGCCGATAAGGTCGCATCCCTCGCGGGCGTCCTGACCCGGCAGGCGTCCGAGCTCGTGGAGCGCGTCGGATGGGACGAGGGCCGCAACGCCGCGATGCTCGCGGAGGCCGACCAACTACAGGGCAGGCTGCAAGCCGGGGAGGTCCCCGAGGATCAGGTCTCCGACACCATGCACGAGATCGCGCGTCTGAGAGAGGACGCGACCGACACCTTCGGCTGGGAGGGCATCAAGGCCGATTGGGACCGCGCGAACCGCAGCCATATCCAGGGTGGCGGTTTCGGTGAGCTGTTCGCGGAGTCCCTGGGGCTGATGCCCGGTGATTCCGGCTACGGCGCCACGACCGCCACGGCTACGCTCGTCGGGCAGATCGTGTTCGACCCCATCAACTACATCGTCCCGTTCGCACGCGGGGTCGCGCTCGCCCGCCGGCTCCCCCTGACGGTGCTGGACGGCATCCCCGACGTGGCCGACGTAGCCCGCAGCATCCGGGCTTCCGAGGTGATGATGGCCGATATCCGGCTCTCCAACCGCGCCGCGAAGTTGGCCGATGCCGCCGTGAACCGCCTAGCGCAGAGCTTCGTCGACAACGCCGCCAAGCTCATCTCCTCGGGCGGCATCCCCGCCGAGGTCCAGGGCATCCTCACCAAGCGGTTCTACTCCTGGTTCGCGAAGACCCCCGACGCCTTCCAGGGGACCAGGGCGTACCGGCAGGCCACCGAGTCCCTGCTGGCCTACCGAGAGGCGGTCGGTGCCGAGTCGTTCCAGGCCATCCTGCGCCGTGCCGAGATCGGTGAGAACTCGGCCCGACGCATCGCGGGCGCCAGCTCGCGAGCCTCGATGCATCTGGTCGTGGGACAGCAGCTCGTGGGCTGGGGGGAGCACGGGCCGGATGTGGTCCGCATATCCGACAAGATCAACGACTTGGACCACCAGATACGGGCGGTGAGCGAAACCCTCGCCAAACCGCGCTACGACGTCGATGTCCTGGGCCACGTCGTCAAGGACAACCGGCCAGCGCAGGCCGCCGCGCGAGCCATCGAAACGGACCTGCGGGCAGACAGGGCGTGGCTACGGGATATCCTGCGGCCGGCGGACTCGATGGGCACCGGCCTCGGCCTGCCTCCCAAGCGCGTCCTGAACCGTATCCGCCAGCTCACCCGGGCGGAGCAGGCCAACGCCGTCGACGACGTGATCGAGGCCGCGACCGACACCCGGCACGCGCGGCTCTACTTCCGGCTGAACCACCTGTGGCGGCAATCGGGCCTCGGACGCGAGATCACGCTGACCGGGCCACAGGCCACGGCCTCCATCGAGCACATGCAGGAGTTCATGCGCTACATGCGCATCCCCGAGGCCCGCATCACGGAGCTGCTCGGCCCGTGGCTGCGTGGTGAGCTCCGCCAACCGCAGCAGATGTTCGACTGGTGGGACACCACCTGGCGGGCCACGATCAACGAGTCCACCACGCTGGACGAAGCTGGCAAGGCGGCGCTGGCCGACTGGTACTCGTCCTACACCGGCCCTCGGTCCTCCTCGTGGGTGGACGTGCCGGGGCGGGTCAGTCCTGAGCCTGCGGTCCCCATCGACCCCGGTCCCGGCCGCAGCGCGTGGGGCGCTCCCGGCTGGGAGCAGGACGAGATATCCGACTTCGCGCGACGCATCCCGAACGGACGGGCCATGCGCAGCTTCCAGACCGTCCTCGGCAGGACGCTGAACCGGCTCGAAGCGGCAGGCGGCACGCAGCGGCGGCTCTCGAGCGTCGTTCACGGTATCGGCAACGGCTGGTACGCCTTCAACAACCTCTGGCGCACCTATACGCTGATGGGCCGCATGGGAGGGGCTCTCCCGCTGCGTATCTTCGGTGAGCAGCAGGTCCGCATGGCCGCGTTCGGCTACGCCTCGCTGTTGTGGCATCCCGAGGACTACTTCCGTGCGCTCGGGCGGTTCGCCGGTCACCGGGGGGCCGCGTTCGAGGCGTTCCTGAGCTCCCCGGAGGACTGGCTGGGCGCGATCCTCGACGACGCCTCGATATGGGTACGGCGGGCGGGGACGGCGGGACCCATCCTCAAGAACGGCGACCCCGGCTACTACCTCGCGCTGTCCCGCCGGATGCAGCAGATATCGGACTCCCCATCGCTCAGGGCACGGTTCCTCCCGGCGCTCGCGGATCCGACCGACTGGAACACGCTCGACGTCGCCAAGGTCGAGGAGGCCACCCGCCAGCCGCGCTTCGCTCGGTTCTTGGAGCGTCTCGAGGACCCCCACGCCCGCATCGACGGGGTGCAGGACGGCTTGCAACGCCAGTGGAACGAGGTCGTTCAGCTACTCGGTGTGACCGACGACGACGACATACGGACGTTCCTCCAGATCGCGATGCGCCGTGGCAGGGCGAAATGGGGAGGCGAGCGCGTCCTGAACGAGGCGGGCGAGGAGGTCTTCACCGGGGGGAGGACCTATCGAGTAGGGACCAGGGACTTCGCGGACCTGCTGGAGGACTTCGCCCAGCGCGGCCAGTGGCAGCCCCGCCTGACGTGGGTCTCCCCGAACGCTGCGGTCTACCTCCCGACCGACGGCCACGGCGGCTTGCAGCAGATGGTGGACACCGTGTTCCGCACGGTCTACACGAAGCCGGACCTGGCGCTGTCGCGGTCGAACCTGTATCGGCAGGTCGCGAAGCGGCAGTTCGACACCCTGATGAGCCTCGGCTACCCCGCAGGCGAAGCCTACGAGATCGCGAAGGTCCGAGGCGCGGCGAGGGTGGCCGACATCATGTTCGAGCTGGGCGTGCATACGCCGTCGGAGACGCTGCTGCGCAACCTCAACCCGTTCTTCCCGGCCTGGCGAGAACTGTTCACCACATGGCTCATCCGCATCCCGACCCGTCTGGGGGGAGCCGAGACCGCCGGCCTCGCGTGGGCGCTCGGTGCCACGGCGCTCACGCGGCGCGTACAGGCGGGCATGGAGTTCATGTTCAACATGGGCGCCATCTCACGCAACGACGAGGGGGAGCTGGTGTTCCACCTCGGCTCGGGTGAGATCGCGTTCCGGTCCCTGTTCGGCATCTTCCCGGTCCCGGTCGACATCCTCAATGGCGACCTCACCTGGGACGAGCGGTTGCAGGGCATCCTGCCGACCCTCGGAGCGCCCGCCACGGCCGCGCTGGGTCTGGCCGAGGACCTGTTGGGGGATCAGGACGAGATAGCCAAGGCGCTCAAGGAACTGGAGCATTGGGTGGCGCCCTACGGCACCGACGCATCGCTCGGCCCCGCGTCCGTCGATGCGCTGATGGAGGCGTATGGGCTGCCGTTGATCGCGGGCTCCGGCACGTCGCGGGAGTTCCACCGCATCCTGCACGTCTCGACGCAGATCGACGGCATGAGGCTGTGGGCGTCGGAGCATCCCCGCCCGGAGCTCCCCGAGGGCTACGAGAACTGGACGGACGAGGACAAGGACGACTGGACCCGCAGGTTCCTCGCGCCGTGGCTCGCGGACATGATCGCGGGAGGCGAGGCGTACGCCCGGTCGGAGTATCTGCGCAAGGCATGGCAGGGGGCGGTCCTGCCGTTCACCTGGCGCCGGACCTCGGAGGGGGCGGAGGAGGTCGAGCAGCTATGGGCCGACCTCGCGCTCATCCGCGATATGCCCGACGCGGGACCCCTGTTCGGCAGGATCGTCAACGAGTTCATCGAGGAGAACCCGGAGCTGGAAGCGTTCCTCACGGGCAAATACATCGACGACCGGGAGACGGTGAGCGCGGATGAGACCATCGAGACCCTGTTCAAGGGTGTGCAGGACGGGACCGTGGGCATCCGCTCCCCGGCCGATTGGGGGGCGTTCATGTACGCGAGGGCGAGCATCGACTTCGCGGAGCGCCGGATATCGCGCGAGGAGGATCGCCTGCGCGAGCGCTACGGCCGCGAGAACTTCGCGGATTACCTGCTCGATCCCGACGCCGATGCGACCGTCGCCAAGCTCCAGCGGGACCTGGAGAACTTCAAGGACTACATCAGCACCCAGGAGTCGCTAGGGCCGGGGCAGTCGATGACGGCCCACGAGATGATCGAGCGCTACGAGCACATGAAGGACGTCCGCTACGGGCGGGAGCCCTCACCGCTCACGGTCAAGGAGGAACGCCTGCTCCAACTGTCACAGGGGCTGGAGGAGTTCGACACCCTGGTCAAGCTCGACCCGGAGAACGACGCCTATTACGGGAAGCTGGACGAGATCTACCGCAAGCTGGAGGACAACAGCTCCGACGACTGGTTCGACCGCGCCCGGACGTACTTCTTCACGAAGATCGTCGGCCCCTACTTCGACCGCCAGCATGCCATCTACCAGAAAGCCGACGACGCCGCCGAGCCCGACAAGTGGCGGTTCTACGACGAGGTGCGCCACCTGGCCGAGCGGAGCGAGGTGCGCCAGACGCACGACGGCATCGAGTTCCCCGGCCCGGAGGAATACCAATGGGCGCGACTGGACGACGATGAGAAGTGGGATCGCAAGGCGAAATGGGCGGTGATGCCGGCGGAGTGGCTCACGTCGTTCCAACGCCAGCAGGTCGGCTATGACATCGCGAACCCCGAGGCTGCTAACCGCTGGGCGGACTACTCATCGGAGCGGTGGCAGGAGTATTACCGCAAGGAGGAGACGACCGACGAGGCTCAAGGCCGTCGCGACGGCGACATCCGCGACCGTGCTCAACAGCTCGGCCTCGGCACGTTCCTGCACGAGGCGTCCCAGCCCGTCTACGTCCGGGTCGGCAAGGCGCTCGGCATCACGGACCAGCCGGGGTACCGGGAACTGTCGAACCTGGCGACCTCGGCGCGGGCATACCTCATCGGGGCCGACTACACGCCGTCCGGTGGGTCGGGTGAGGCCAAGGTCGTCTACGACCAGTACGTCAAGCGTGCCCGCAAGTTCATCGAGGCGGACCCGGAGCTGGAGGGGATACTGGTCAGGCTGGAGGACGTCTACGATCAGCAGGATGCCGACCTACTGCGGTACCTGTTCTTCGAATACGACACCCGTTCGAGCGACGTGAACCTCGCGCGGCTCGAGATCGCCGTCTAGGAGGACGCGATGGCACGCAACACGAGCATCAGGGAAGGGGACAAGCCCGAGAAGCCGGGTCTCCCCGACGAGCCCACGGACACCCCCACCAACCCGCAAGGCGGCGGCGGTAAAGCCGATCCGGACAAGGGGCATCCGGAGTTCCAGCAGTTCTGGGACAACCTGATGACCTCGGGCGCCCCGTTCCAGCCGGGGGTGCCGTTCAGCCAGCTCAAGGCCATCGCGTTGGCGGCGTGGAAGCAGGGCAAGTCCAAGCAGGAGATACGCAAGCTGTTCGGGAACAAAGCCGCCTCGCTGTTCGCCTCCAACGCGGCCGGCGGCGAGGGGAACCCCTCCCCCTACCTCGACTACTTCACCGAGAATCTGGACCAGGCGGGGGCATTGATTGACTACCTGAACTCCGGCGCGGGCGTCATCGGCCCGTCGCAGCAGCAGGAGTTCTTCGGTGCGTTCGAGGGGTTGCAGGAGTCCTACCTGGGCTCCCTCGGCCTGGAGCTCGTGACGCGGGAGGACGGGTCGACCTACGTGCGCGACCCCGAGTTCCCGCACCTGACCCCATACCTGGCCGAGCAGAAGCGCCGCGAGCAGGCCGGACTGTCCAGCGTCTTCGACAGCAACGGGTCTGGCTGGGTGCAGGGGACACCTGGGGGCGCCTACTGGAACACCACGGGCGCGGAGATCCCGCCCGCACGCGAGGTCCCCCGCATGTTCCACAACGCCTTCATGGGGGCGATGGGTGCAGGTGATTCCCAGGCCATCGGCTCCATCGTGGACGCTGCGCGGTCCTACGCCGACATGTCGCAGGCGTTGGCGTCCTTCCAGCCACAGGCGCCCGGGGTATCGCCGCTGACGGGCTACGCGCCCGACGAGATGCCGGAGGAACTCTGATGCCGTGGGGGACGCCTGGCGGCGGCGGCGATGGCGGCGGCGGCGATGGCGGCGGCGGCGGCGCTTCGAGCGCTCCTCCCGATCCGCTCATCCGCGAGCGTGCGATAGCCGCGTACCAGGAGGTCCTGAGGCGCTGGGGCATCCCCGTCACCAAGAACCTGACCAACCTCATCGTCAAGGCCGTGAACGAGAACTGGGGGACGACCCTGTTCGTCTCACGTCTGCGGCACACCCCCGAATACCGGGAGATGTTCCCCGGCCTCGTCTACTCGACCGGGATGACCGAGGCGTCCTACAACGCGCAGTATCAGTCCTTCCGCACCCTGGCCAAGAGCCTCGGGGAGAACCTCACCCGCGCGATGTTCGGCAAGATGCTGCGGCGCGGAGTGACGCCGGAGCTGTACCGCGACCGCGTTGCCGCGCTCCAATCGGTCGAGAAATGGTCCCCGCTGTGGGTGGGGTTCTCCGAGGCGCTCGCGGCCAGGGGCATCGAGGGACCCAAGAACAAGCAGGACCTCGTGCGGTTCGCCATGCGCCTCGGGCCGAAGGTGTGGGAGAAGGTCTGGCAGGAAGCGGCCGTCACCACGGCGCTCGAGCGGGTGGCCGGCATAGATGTTGGAGATCCCGTAAAGGGATGGGGACCATCCGACTACCAGATCACCAGGGGGGACATGCTCACGATCATCAAGAACGTGGAGGCCCTCAACCCCGGCCTCGAGGTCGAAGGCATCAGCGGACAGCAGTGGGCCGACATCGGCTCGAAACTGCGGTCCCTCGGCGTGTCCTACCTCCGCCAGTACGGGGTTACCACGAAGGATTACCTCGAGATGGCGCTGGGTGGCCCGAAGGCGGCTGCCATCGCGGAGAAGGTCGACCGGATCGCCAAGACCCAGCAGGCGGCTACCGAACCCCGAGCTATCCAGCGCACCAACCTGGAGCAGCAGCAGCAGCAGCAGGCGTACCCACAGGCCCTTTAGTCAAGGAGCTTGACGGTAAGGGCACTTGACGGGTGGAACGTTTCCTGTCACCATCCGGGGTGACGGTCGCAGGTGCCCTTATCTCCGCCTGGACCCGGATCCGGACGTGTGTGGCGACCACGCTCCGCGTATCAGCCGCTCTCACCCGACCCTGCGGTATCAGGAGGGATCATGGCAGAGTTCGACTTCGTAGACGATGAGACCCCGGACACCCCGGAGCAGCCGAACCCCGAGGATTCCAAGCCGTTCCAAGACCTCCGCAAGCACACGCGGGGGCTGGAGAAAGAGGTCAAGGAACTGCGGGCGTTCAAGGAAGCCGTCGAAGCGGAGAAGCGCCAAGCGGCGAGCGCCGAGGTGTTCACCGGGCTGGGCATCGACCCCGCCCGAGCGAGCTGGTTCAAGGCCGACAACCCGGAGGCCGACCCGACCCGGGACGCCGTGGCGTCATGGGCCGCCGCTGCCGGCTTGATCGAGGCCGCAGGCGAACCGGCCAGCGAGGGCTACGCGCCCACCGTCGTCACCGATTCGTCCGCCGTCGGGATGGCGGTCATCACCGATCCCGACGAGGCCACCAAGCTGTTCAACGAGGACCCCATCCGCTACATGCAGCTCCGAGAGAAGGGGCGCATCAAGCTGGAGCGGATGCCAGGCAACCTCCAACTCACGTAAGGAGAACCGCATGGCAAGCACCGGCATCGTGGCGCTCGACGACACGATCTTCGCGGAGATCGTGGAGTCCAACGTCGTCAAGGAACTTCGGCCGGCCATGACCAGCAAGCAGTTCGTGCGCTTCGCCGCCAAGGGGCCGTCCAACGTGGCCTCGTTCCCGCTGTACGGGGACCCCGGTGCGGCCAGCGCCCCCTCCGATGACATCACGGAGATCAGCTCGACCGCGCTCTCCTCGACCCAGGTCTCCGCGACGGCGGCCGAGGTCGGGTTCCGCGTGGACGTGTCCGACTTCCTCCGTGCGGTCTCGGCGGCCCCCGTCATCTCGGACGCATCGGCCATCGTTGCGCGGTCGGTGAACGAGAAGTGGGAGACGGACCTCGCTGCGCTCATGGACGACTTCTCGAACGTCACCTCGGCAGCGTCCAACCTCACGCCGAACGATGTGTTGTCCGCGATGTCCGCGCTCGAGCAGCGCGACATCCCGGGCCAGTACGTCGGCTACCTCGACCCGAAGCAGTCGGGCGAGCTCCGCGCGGAGATCGCGACCACCACGGCCTCCTACGAGGTCGGGCGGGACGGCGACCTCGTGCGGCCGTTCTCCGACTCGGGGTTCTTCGGGACCTACATGGGCCTCCCGATCTGGCAGACCTCCCTCGTGGTCACCACGAGCGGTCTGGTCGGCGGGGCGGTGTTCTCCTCGCAGAACGCCATCGGTGCCTACGAGGTCTGGGAGCCGAGACTGGTGACCCAGCGGGACGAGTCCTACCGTGCGCTGGAGATCATCGGCGTGGCCGCCTACGGCCTCTGCGAGATCAGCGACACGCGCGGGCAGACGCTCAAGTCGGCCGCGTAACCCGAGGGACGGGGAGGGCTTCGGCCCTCCCCACCTCCCCGGTCGTCAAGGGGAGAGACCTCTGTAGACAGGAGGAGACATGGGCAACATCAAGGACAGGGGCATCAGGGGCCTCACGCACAAGGACAAGCCGCTGGTGCTCCAGGGCGCATCGTGGATCGATCCCTCGGGCGTGGCGATGCTGTTCGAGGACTTCATCGGTCTGGGTGCGACCCTGGCCGACAACCCGAAGGTCCTCATCACCCAGTCGGGAACGCCGTCCACAGCAGCCGCCGTCACCGCGACGGCCGGTGCCCCGTTCGCCGGTCACGGCGGCTGGGTCGCGGGCTCGGTGGACAACGTGGACGCGGAGATCGACGAGTTGGCGCTCGGCAAGAAGCCCTGGATGGGCGTCAGCCGCGCCCGGACGGTGCTGGTCGGGGAGGTCGGGTTCGTCATCCCGGCAGCGCTCACGGCGCAGCAGCACTTCTTCGGTCTCACGGACGATGAGACCGAGGGGACGGCGACCAACGGCTCGCTGAACATCCAGACCGGCACCACGCTGGTCGCGGTGGCGGACGACGCGGCGGGGTTCATCTACTCCTCGCTCGCGACCGACGCCGATGGGTACTACGTCTCGTCGGTCAACGCGACCACGGGCGGGACCGTGACGAACTCGGGCCTGACCGGGGTCGTGGACAAGTACACGAAGCTCCGGGTCGAGATCGACGCGGCCGGCAACGCCTACTTCTACGGGGTCGTGGATGCGGGGAGCGCCGGACGCACCGTGACACCGGCCTACATCCTGACCCAGGCCGGCGCCGTGGCGACCACGGCGCTGCTGCTGCCGCTGTTCACGACCGCCGCGACCACGACCACGGCCGCCCCGTGGGAGGTCGACTACATCTTCGGAGCGGTGGCTGGGTGAACTACCTCAAGCACCAGCGCGGGACGTCGCAGCCCTACCACGAGGCGCGTGAGATGGCTAAGCCCCTCACGCCCGCTTCGGAGCGCCCGCGATGGACGCGCGGGTCCGTGCTGTTCTCCCCTCCCGACAGCACGGGCCTGTGCGTTCAACCCAAGTGCATCCGCCGAGAGAACCACGCCGGCGGGTGCTGGCCCTCATAGGAGGAGACGATGCCAGGACTCAAGACGATGCCGGGATTCTCGCTCGGTGTTCGGGAGAACTCGGCGGTGCGGATGCGCAAGATGGTCCGCCCGATCTGTCCCAACTCCAAGCGGATCCCGTCCGTCATCGACGGCAAGCTCAGGATGGTGGAGAACCCGGAGCCCAACTGCCAACTGGCGGGTGGGCGCTGGTGGATCGAGTGCGAGAAGAAGGGGCACGATCCGTACCACTCCAACAAGACGTGGACGACCACCGAGCCGAAGTTCGAGCTCGTGGACGGCCGCAAGATCAAGACGGGAGAGGATGTCATCCTGCACGAGCAGTCCGAGCCGAACTTCGCGCAGGTGGCTATCGGCATCCGGTACTCATCGGGGCAGGGACTCCGCAACGCGATCAACCGCAAGGGGTTCAAGACGCTGCCCGATGCGGGGTACAAGGAGGTCTGCGAGTACCGCAACTGCCACAGGCCCGTGGAGTCGGGGTTCCGCTCCAAGCGCTTCGGGAACTACTGCTCAGCGGCTCATCTGGAACTCATCGCAGCCGACCAGCAGGGCATCCTCCTGAACGCGGTCAACACCGGGCTCGAGGGGCCGGATGCGGAGAAGATCAACATGAAGCGCCAGCGGCAGCTCCGTGAGGCCGCTGCGTTCGCGGTGGACGGATGATAGTTCCCGGCCGCCGGTACGGGTTCGAGGAACTCAGGCGTCTTCGAACGCGACCGGAAGCGAAGGCATGGGAGGCACGGGGCTATCACTGGTCCTACAACCTCGACGGCACGGCCTCGCTCGTCCACTGGACGCAGGTTCCGGGGACGGCGGGCCGTGCCCCGAGGGGCATCACCGCGACGTTCGACTCGGACCCGTTCCCGCTGGAGCCCATCCGCCGCAGGACCCCGGCCGAACGGAGGGAATCGCTCATAGGGCGCTTCGCCGAGGACCTGAAAGCGGGGCGCGTCCTGTCGGCCGATGATCTATCCACCATCGCGGCGCAGTCCTGGCGACGGGGAGAGCCCGTCACGGGCGAGGCGCTCACGGCCGTCGCATCGCACTTCCTGGGGGAGGCCGAGAAGCGTAACGAGGAGGAGCAGGGCAGGCACGTTGTCCGTACCGCACCATCCGATTGATCGCCAGCAGACCGGGGAACCGGGGAGGAGAGATAGACATGGCGAACGATTACGGAGGCGGTGTCCGCATCCAGCGCACGAGCGCTACCGCGTGGACCGTCTACAAGGACACGGTTTCGATGGGGGCGTTCACGTCCCGCAGGCTCGCGGAGTCCTGTGCGGCGGGGCTGCGTTCCAACGCCGCAGCGACCGACCGGCTGGGGAACCTCAAGACCGCTGCGGCTGAGGTGCAACTGGTCACGCTCACCGACTACGACGGAACCGACAGCTTCGCGCTCAAGGACGGCTACAACTCGACCGTGCCATTCGTACGTGGCACCAACGCCACGGCCGCCGCCGTCCAGACCGCACTCCGCACCCTCACCGGGGACGCCTCGCTCACCGTCGCCGGGACCACCGATGAGGGGCCGTTCACCGTCACCTGGGTCGCCGAGACGACCGCCCAAACGCTGCTCCAGCAGGGCGCGGTCTCGGGCGCTACCGCCGCGATCACGCGGGTCAGCACGGGAGGGGTTGGTCTCTGATGGCCGTCACGTTCGCTACACCCATCGGTGGCGGGGGCCGGGTCCAGCACCTCGAGAACGCCGTCATCACCAACCAGCAGGGGGCTCTCGCCAACGCCAAGGCTATCGGAGCGCCCGCCTGGGCTCGCTTCGCCACGTTCTACCTGAACGTCTCCGCGATGGCCGGGACCACGCCGCTGCTCGACTTCAAGCTGGAGGCCGTGGACCCGATGGATCTGACCTCGGTCGCGCCGCTCGGGTCTTGGGACGGGATCACGCAGAAGACCGGCACGGCGGCCCTCATCACGGTCGACGTTGGGCCGGGTCTGACCATCGACGACACCGGCTCGGCCACGGCCGCGTGCAACTACAAGGTGGACGCACCGCTGCCACCCATCATCCTCTACACGGTCACGACGGACGGGACGACGGGGGACGAGGACTACAGCTTCACCCTGTCGGTGGCGTGGTCGGCATGAGACTCTCCCACTGCGGCTCGCACCCGGATTGCGTCATCATCGACGGGGTTCACACGCCGAAGGACACGAGGACGGCTGAGAAGTTCCCCGACTGGCCGCCGACTCAGGGGGAGGTCGAGCGGGACATCTCCGATGCGGACCTGATGGTCGCCTTCGCGCAGGCCATCGAGGAGCTCCGCTCCGTCGCATCACGGCTCAAGGACTCCGAGCGCCGGCTGGATGCGCTGGAGTCCTCGACGCGGGCCGACGCAGCCAGCCGCGATCTCACCACCCGTCGCACCGATGCCGACATCCGGGGACTCCAGGCCGAGGCCGGGAGCGTCGGGAACGCCGTGGACGTCCTGCGAACCGAGGTCTCGGCGCTCGATGGCCTCGTCCGGTCTGCCGTCCTCGACGCGACGAAGAAGCTCGCGGTCATGGAGGACCGCTCCCGCTGGGTCGACAAGCACTCGGACCTGTGGGATGAGGTCCGCAAGCTCCAGGCGAAGGTGACCCATGAGACCGAGGAGCGAGCCGCGAACACACGCAAGCTGATGCGCTCGCTCCGTGATCTGAGGGCTATCTGATGGCCCCTCCGTACTGGTGGCGCCGGCTGATAAACCTGCTGCCGGGTGCGGGCATCACGCTCGACATCGACCCGGACCCAGGCGGCGACACCATCGACATCACCATCGCCGCGTCCGGTATCGGGGACGTCTCGGCAGACACGATCTGGGACACCAAGGGGGACCTGGCCGTCGCGACCGGAGCCGATACAGCGGTCGCCCTGCCTGCTGGTTCCAACGACACGATCCTGATGGCGGATTCAGGGCAGGCTTCGGGACTCAAGTGGGCGGCGGCGGCGACCACGCCGTCCACCCAGACGTTCGGGGATGCGGCGGCGGGCGGCTCGGCGGATACCTACTCCCGTGGCGACCACAAGCACGCGATGATGGCGTCCCCTGTCACCAGCATCAAGAAGACCGGAGACTCCGCGCTCACCGGGGACGTGACGCTCACCGCCGGTTCCAACGTGACGCTCACCCAGTCCGGTCAAGACATCACCATCGAGGCGGCGGGGGCGGGAGGGACCGGCGCCCCAGAGGACGTCGATTACCTCGTCGGCACCGCCAACGCGACACTCACGAACGAGATAGTCGTAGGGACCACCCCCGGCGGGGAGCTGGGCGGAACCTGGGCCTCTCCTACCGTGGACGCCACGCACTCGGGCTCGGCACACTCGGACTTCATCGCCAAGGCATACCTGGCCGCGAAGGGTGACCTCATCTCCGCGAGCGCAGACAACACCCCTGAGCTGCTGACGGTCGGTTCCAACGACACGATCCTGATGGCGGACTCGGCCGCAGCTTCGGGCCTCAAGTGGGCGGCGGCGGCGACGGCGACGGAGCTCGCTGACGTGGCCTCCTCCGAGTCCGCCGGCAGTTCCGACACCTATGCACGCGGCGACCACGTTCACGCTCACGAGGCAGCGCACATCGCCCACGACACGGCGTGGGCCGCCAAGGGCGACCTAGTGGCGGGGACGGCGAACGACACCGCCCAGGTGCTATCGGTCGGGACGAACGGACAGATGCTCACGGCGCAATCGGGCCAGACGACGGGCCTCCAATGGGCCGCCGTGTTCCACTGCCCGGTATGGTCCAAGGAAGGAACCCTGGCTACCGGGGCCGGTACCGCTCGCTGGTACAACGACACCGGCAGGACGCTCACGTTCGTCTCCGCTCGCGCCTCGGTAGGGACCGCTCCCACGGGAGCGACCATCATCGTCGACGTGAACGTGGACGGAACGACGATCATGACCGGAACTAAGGTCGTGGTCTCCATCTCGGCCAACACCGGGGAGCAGACCACGTTCTCCACGACGACCATCGCGGACAACTCCTACCTCACGGTCGACATCGACCAAGTGGGCTCGACGGTCGCAGGTGCCGACCTCACGATCCAGGTCTGGATGTCGGGGTAGATGGCAGCCTTCGTCTCAGATTTCGTGTCGTGGACCACCACGGCGGGAAACAAGAGCGTGAGCGTGACGACCCCATCCGTCGGGGACATCATCGTCGTCTGCTCAGGCCAGTCCGCCACGAACTCGGTCGGGACCATCTCCGACGACCAGACCGGCGGAACCTACACCGCCATCGTCACGGAGACCCGCTCGGGGACGGTGGGCAGCATCACATGGTTCATCCGCGATGCGCTGGTCTCGACGACCTCGACCCATGTCGTGACGTTCACGTCGCCGGGTTCGGATACGGGAGGTGGGCTGAGCGCGATCCTCGTCTCGGGCATGAGCCGGGCGGGGGCATCGGCTGCGCGTCAGTTCCAGACGGTGCAGAACGGGACCGCCGGGTCCACCCCGGCGCCGGCCTTCGATGCTGCCTGTCTCACGGGCAACATGATCCTCGGGGCGGGCATCAACGCGACCAACCCGTTTGGCTCGGCCGCTCCCTCGGGCGCCACCGAGCGGCGCGACGTCGGGTATACGACCCCTAACTACGGGCTGCACACATGGACCCGCGACTCGGGGTTCACCGGCACCACCTGCACCTACGGGGCGACTTCCGCGTCGGCGTTCTCCATCGTCATCATGGAGTTGGACACATCGGCAGCCACGGCGTCGATGACGCTGGGCATGGACATCGGATTCTGAGATGGCGACCTTCCTGCTGCGCCAGTGTCGCGAACACCCGAACTGCACCTACGTCACCGCCGAGGGGCAGACGCCCGCCCATTGGCCGAACGCCGACGCGCCCGCCGGATTGACGGTGTGGCCGCCCACCGATGATGAGGTCAGGCGCGGGCTGAGCGACCAAGCCCTGATGGAGCTGCTGGAGACCTACACCGATTCCCGCATCGGGGTGCTCACGGCCGAGGTTGCACACATGCGGGAGGCCGTCGCGGACCAGACGGCCGAGATCGCGGAGATACGCCGAGTGGCACGCAAGCTCAAGCGCTACGCCGGGGTGATGGAGCGCATCGACGAACTAGAGGTGAGGATCGACACGTTGGAAGCGAACCTGGCCCATGAGGTCACGGAGCGGGTCGCGTCGGTGAGGAAGGTTGCGCGGGCATGACGGTCTACTGGTGGCGGCGGCACGTCAACCTCATCCCCGGCTCGGGGGTGACGCTCGAGGTCTCCGAATCGACCGGCTCGGACACGATCCAGGTCACGGTGTCCGCGTTCGGGGAGGGCTCCGCGACCATCGCCGCTGCCGACGTGACGGTGAGCGGCAGCGCGGGCGGGGCCGACAACGCTCAGTCCGCCATCGAGAACCTGGATGCGGACATCGCGGCCATCGAAGCCCTGCCGCATCTGGCGACACCGGCCGTTGGAGACCCGCACACGCAGTACCTCAAGGTGGCGAACTTCGACGTCCACGAGTCGGCCGCAGATCCACACAGCCAGTACGTCAAGGAGTCGGAGTTCGCGAGCAAGGGCGACCTCCTGGTGGGCCTCGGAGGAGCGAGCCTCGACAACCTCCCGCCCGGTACGAACGGGCAGGTGCTCACGGCGGACTCGGCCGAGACGACGGGACTCAAGTGGGCCGACTCTGTGAGCGGGGGAGCGCCGACGAGCGGTGACTACCTCGTGGGTACATCGAACGCAACGCTTACCAACGAGATAGTCGTCGGCACGACGCCCGGAGGCGAGCTCGGCGGGACGTGGGCCTCTCCCACGGTGGACGCATCCCACTCGGGTTCGACCCACGCCGCGACCCAGGCGGCGGCTGAGGCGACCGCCGCAGGTGCGCTGGCGACCCACACGGCGGCGGCGGACCCCCACGGCGGCTATCTGCTCGAGAGCGACTTCCAAACGGTCAACTTCCTGGTTGGCTCGTCCACATCCCTGACCGCCAACGAGATCGCGGTAGGGACCACGCCCGGCGGGGAGCTGGGCGGGACGTGGGCTAGCCCCACGGTGGACGCCACGCACTCGGGGTCTACCCATACGGCTGCCACCGACACACACATCGCGGACGCCTCGGGCGCACACGCTGCATCGGCCATCTCATTCACCCCCACGGGGACCATCGCGGCGACCACGGTGCAGGCGGCCATCGCAGAGGTAGCTATCGAGGCCGGGGGCTCCGGGTCGCCTCCGTTCTCGATGTTCGGTGCGTTGGTCTACATCTCCGGGTCGGACTTCATCGCCAAGGACATCGAGGGTGCCGTCATCGCGAGCTCCACGGCGGCGGCCACCGCGATCCAGGCAGCCATCGACGCGGTAGACGCAGGGGGCGGTGGCGCGGTCTACCTGACGGCCGGCGTGTACCCCATCGCGGCGACCATCATCAACAAGAACACGATCCTGCGCGGCGAAGGGTGGGGAGGGCGGCTGACCGAGGGTGGCAACATCACGATCCGAGGCACCCGCATCACGAACAACACCAACGGGACGTTGGTGACGATGATCGAGATGGACTCCGCGTATTCCGCTGGGCGCGTCGAGGGGCTCGCGCTCGACGGCACCCCGACCTCCGGGTCCGATAAGGCAGATGCCGGTATCTACATGCGGTGCGGAGAGTGCCGCATCGTGAACTGCGCGATCACCGACTGCGACATCGGGGTCCTCATGGACTACCGTGCGTCGGCATCGGCCACCCTCCCGGCGGCGGGGACGACCGCCGCCGGGATCATCGGGGTCAACGGGAACGTGGAGGGCTGCTACATCGAGGAGTGCACGACGGGGGTCCAGAACACGGGCGGATTCACGGACTGCATCTTCCTCAACAACCGCATCCTGCACCAGAATACGAACGGGATGTTGCTCGACGCGGGCGGTGCGCAGGTCATCTCGAACCACATCACCACGAACTCATCGGGTGCCACTAACGCCATCCGGCTGACCGCATCCAATGCCCAGATCATCGGCAACTACTTCGACCACGCCTCGGGGACCCTGCTCGATGCGAGCGACACCGGCGCGAATCGCTCGCTGGTCCAGGGCAACTACTTCAACGAGCCAGCGTCCGGGTTCCCCTGCATGACAGTGAACGCGAACTCGCGGATGTCAGTCGTCGGCAACACCTTCACAGGAACGAACACGGCGACCGCGTTCATCCAGTTCGGCTCGGGGACCATCCAGAACGGGACCATCGTCGGCAACATGGGGGAGCGGATGACCAGCTCGGGACAGTGGAACGCGGTCCTGATCCAGGGGTCCAGCCCGCTGTCACCCGATGGCGGCACATCGGCCTACACGTCTAACAACAACTACTTCGTCGGCAATCTTGTCTATGCGGGGAGTGTCTGATGACACTGAGCCAGGCTACCGTCGTGCAGCGCATCCGCCGCCATCTAGGCGAACATCCTTGGGAGGACTCGTCCTGCTCGGCCGTGTCCGCCTCCTCGACCATCACGGGCGCCACCACGGGGTTCTGGGTCAAAGGCGACATCGGGGAGTTCGTGGAGGATGGCGACCGCTTCCTGACCATCTCCGAGAGCGGCGGCACCATCACCGCCATCCGGTCCTACGACGGTGCCACGGGTGCCATCCATAGCTCGGCTCGGGTCCTCAAGAACCCGACGTATCCCTACGACGAGATCACCAACGCGGTGTCGTCGGTCATCCAGGCGTGGCTGCCGTGGCCGCGTGCCTACAAGGTCGTCGGCGATACGATCACGCCCGATCCCGCCGCGACGGTCTGGTACGACCTCGCCTCGGACGCCCTGGCCCTGGTGAGCGTCATCCAGCGGACGGGCGTGAGCAACGAGAAGCTCACGTTCTACGGCCAACGCCACGCGCAGCCAAGGGTGCAGTTCGGTCTCAACCTCCCGAGCGGCCTGGTGGCCTCCGGTGTCGGCGTAGCGTTCCCCGACGGGTTCAGCCACGCCACGAACACGGTCGCGATCAACTACGCGGCCAAGGTCACCGACACCGTGACCACCGGGAGCTACGTCGACCTGACCGACGGGGATGCTCTGACCGAGGCTGTCATCTACGGAGCCGTGGCGCTCCTCCAGGGGTCGCTGGAACTGCGGCGACCCCGGAAGCCGTCACCCGACACGGAGGTCATGCGGGGCGCGATGGTGTTCCAGCGGATGTTCGCTGATGCCTTGGCGCACGCTGAGCGCGAACTGCGTGTGAAGTACCCATTGATGCGGATGCCCGACGGGTCCCTGTAGAGATGCTCGCATCGGGCGCACACGTCAAGATCGGGAGCCTGGAGTACGTCCTGGCCGAGGACGTGGAGAGCCACTACCAGCATCGGTTCGAGACGCTGTTCGCTAACGCGACCGCCATCGCGGGTGAGATCGCCAAGCAGCAGCTACGCCCCGAGAAGATGTTGTGGTCGCTGACCGATTTCTCCGGGGGCGAAGGAGCCCGTATCTACTACCCCCAGGAGCCGACGACCTACGACACCGGCTCACTCACGAACGTCACCGAGCGGGGGGTGCTGACCACACGGGCACGGCGGTACCGCTCGGCGGTGGCCGCGACCTCGGGGACCGCACACACGGCACGTCGGCCGGCGGGCGCCAGTTCCTACGACAAAGCCGTGATCTTGTGGGAGGACGACATCATCTACTCTCGCAACGCGGTGGGTTGGACCTCGGTCGCGAACGGTCTGTCGCTGGCCACCGCGCACTACTTCGATGCCGATTCCGACGGCAGGTTCCTGACGGCCGGGTTGCTCGAGCCCTCCGGTTCGGTCATCGTCGTCTCCGTCGACGCTTCGGCATCGGCTCCGACCGCCTCCGACGCCTACACCGGCACGTCGTTCGGGTCGCCCTACGTGTCGGAGGTGCTGGAGGGGGTCTGGTACACCTGGGGCGTCGATTCCGGCTCGCTCAAGGTCTACAAGGGCGATGGTCTGTCCACGACCAACGCGGGCACGCTCGTCCACAGCGCCGCCATCACCCCGACCGGTCTATGGGGGAGCGACTACTACACCGATCTGGAGGCGGCGGAGTCCTCGCTGTTCGCCTCGCTCGGGACCAAGGCGCAATCCTACGTGTGGGAGGTCCGCTCGGACGTGGGGAGGCAGTTCTGGGTGGGTCCGCCGGGGTTCTGCATCAAGAAGCTCACCTACCACGCCGGGGTCCTGTTCTGTGCGGGGTCCCGTGCGGCATCCGGCAAGCGCTTCGGGGAGATATGGGCCATCCCGCTGTCGACGCGGGTCCCCATCCCCATCGCCTCGCCGCGCAAGCACCAGAACGAGGAGCTACCGGAGCTCTCGGTCGGATGTGGGGGGCCGGATTCCAAGGTGTTCTTCGGGGACGCTCACTCGGGCAAGATCTTCGTCTACGACCTCGAGACCGAAGGGTTGTCCCTGTTCGACGACCTCGCGAATGGCGGCACGGGGGACGGGATGAGCTTCACGCCCTGGACGAATCTCCTGCCATTGTCCATGTCGACGCTCGAGGGCGGCTTGACCGCCGCTGCGCTCGGATGGACCGGCGAATCCGGTACATGGACGACCACTACCACCGGCTCTCCGTCATCCGGCCTGTATCACCTAGCACAGAGCGCGACCGGGACGGCCGTGATCGCGACACCTTCGGGACTCAACGGGTTCGCGGTGTCGGCCTCGACCTCCTATACGGCGATGTGCTTCGGCAAGTGCGCTACCGCTTCGGGGACCTTCACCATCGGCATCCGCTGGTACGACTCCAGCGGGAGCCTGCTGTCGACGTCATCCGGCTCGGCCGTCACGTTCGCCGCCGCGAACCAGGCCGCGACCGTGACCGCTACCTCGCCCAGCACCGCCGCGTACGCGGCCATCGTCCTGTCGCTCGCGTCGGCGCCGACGGACGACCAATACTTCGATGGGTTCAGCTTGCACCCCGGCTCCTCGACCTCCACCGAGAGCCAGATAGCGTTCCTCGCCATGCATGGGTCCCGTCTGTTCGGCGCGACCTGGCAGCCCTACGGCACGGATACCAGCCTCCAGGTGTTCTCCTACGAAGACCTCCGTCGCGAGAACCGGGATGCATCGCAGGCCATCAGCGCGACCCATACGTCGGCGGAATGGGACTTCGGGGTGCCGCAGGAGTTGAAGGCCCTCATCGGGTTCTACGTCAGCTACGAGGTGACCGACTCGGGCACGACCTCCGGCCTCGTCGCGAACAGCCGCATCACGGTCTCCTACGCGACCGACGGCGGCAGCTTCACCGATACCACCACGATCACGTCGGCTACCTCCGTCACCACCAAGGGACGGCACTTCATCGGGGTATCCGACGGATCCTCGACGGTCAAGTTCTCGCGGCTGCGGGTCAAGGTCACGCTCGACAACAACGCCTCAGCCGTGGCGCCGCCGATCCTGTATTCCGTGGTGGCTGAGGCGCAGCTGATGGCTTACGCGGAGACGTGGGACCTCGTGGTGAGGACGAGGGATGAAGACATGAGCCGCCGGCCCACGACACGGCAGAATCGGGGGTCGTACCTGCGAGACAACCTCGAGGACCTGGCGCAGAACAAGGCCATCGTGACGTTCCTCGACGGGGCGCGTTACCAGGACCCGAACCACTACACGACCCATACGGTGATGGTGGAGGACCCCATCGACATCATCCAGTCCGACGCGCAAGGCGTCTGCCAGGTGAGGCTCCGTGCTGTCCCCGTATGAACTGCGCGATCATGTGTTCTCCGGCCTCGGGGACACCGGGCGCTACGAGACGTTCGCGGCTGCTGATTCCATCGCGCTCGGGGTTGCCGTGAACGATACCGATTCCGTATCGCCCGAGAGCCTGGGTCGGGTGGTCCGGTTCGACGTGGAGTTGACGGCGGCGGCGGCGGCGGACTTCACGGTCGAGGTCACGGTCGACGGTCACTCGGTCGGCGAGGCGACCGTTGCCACGGGCGAGACCCGAGCGTCGGGAGAAGCCGACTTCCTGCGGTTCTCACCGGGGGCCGTCGTTGCCGCCACCGTGACCGCTGCCGACGCGGGCCAGACCGGAGCGGCCACGGTCGGGGTGGATCTGGAACCCTACCGCTTGCGGCGGCGCCCACGGCGGGCACAGGAGAGCGCCAGAGAGCGTTTCAGTCGTTCGGCGGCTCGCAGGGCCTACCTGCCTCCTGCACGCTCCACGGGCCGAGTGGTGGCCGCAGGGAGCCTCTCGGAGAAGTCGACCCAGATCTACGACCGCCCATCCGGGCCTGATCCCATCCCACCACGTTTCAAGGATGTCATCATCGGGGGACCGGGGAAGCCCCCGCCGAAGGGCTCCAGGCCCAGATAGGAGGACGGCATGGCCGATCTGAGTTCGTTCGAGGCGTACCTCGGCACGATCAAGCCGAGCGTGTACGGCTTCATGAACCAGCAGTACGCCAACATCGTCGGCGAGAAGTTCCGCCAGGAGGCCGTCGGCATCTACACCTGGGGTCCCGACGAGGTGGACCTGAACGGCGTCTGGGAGGGCAACGTCAGCGGCACGGGGGCGTCCTGGGCGGCGTACCTCTATCTCAAGTACGTCAGGCGCTGCCGCGCCAAGGGCGTCGAGGCGGGGCCGTTCACCGACGAGTGGAACGGGGAGCTCGAGGACGAGTGACCGTCCGCTACACCATCGCGGCGTTCGGCACGGCGCAGCAGTCCAAGCCGCTCTCGCTCGGGCGCGTCGTGCGCCGACTGGCGCGGATGATGCGCCGTGCGGGGCGGGCCAAGGGGTTCAGATTACGCCGCCGGGTGGGTGAATATGGCCCACGCCGGTCCTACTCCGAGTGCCTGTCCCGCGCCCGCATCCTGCTGCAAGCAGCCGACGTGGGGTTCGCGCTCGTGGTCGGGGTGGACGACGGCATCACCGACCACCGCATCCAGCCGCTCGCTAAGCTCCGCAAGGTCGCGGTCGCACCGCCCGTCCCCGACACTCCCGGGACGGCGCAGATAGACGTCATCTACGGGGCCGTCGTCGCCGAGTTCGGCAAGCGCTATCAGATCGTGAACCTCGGCATCTGCGCGAACAAACCGGGGGAGCACTCGGAGTGCAACGCCTGGGACATCGGCGTAGCGAAGCCGTCCAGCGCCGAGGCCATCCACGCGGCCATCTTGGACATCGCCAACTGGCTCAGGCAGCGGATGCTCGCCGATATGGAGGACGCGGGAGGCGGCTTGCCGGTGAACGGCATCATCGTGATGGAGCAGGTCTGCTCCCGCGAGAACCCGGCGTGGCACCACTACAGCGGCACCCCGCACGTCTCCCACGT